GTTAATTATTTTTACAGCATTATTATAGTTTATTTTTGATATTATATATAATATTAAATAATTTATATTATTATTTGTATAAGATATTAATACATTCAAATAGTTATTTAAATAATTTTCATCAATAAAAGTTTTATTTGTAAATATATTAAATAATTTTGATTTGAAATATTTAAAAACATTAATAATATTTTCATTTGATTCAAGAAAATTTGTATTTTGTTTTATATTATATTCAACGTAATTATAGTTATAGGAAAAAAAATATTTATTATTGAATATTTGAATTAAATTAGCTGTTTCATTTATCACATTAGTATTGACTGTATTTATATTATCAAATGTTGTACCAATTATATAACTTGTATAATAACATTTATAATAAAAATTATTTTTATCACTAATATAATTATCTGTCATATTTGAATATAAATTTATTAAATCTTTGTTTAATTCAGCTGGTATAAAACTTTTTTTTTTAAAAAAATTAGATGTTATTTTCAATATTTTATCAATTTCAATAAATTTTTCTCTATTATCAAAAATGACATCTAAATATAATACTATAATCATATCATCATAATTTGAATTAAAATTATTACATATATCTGGTATATTATTTAAAAAAATATTATCATTAATTTGTAAATTTTCTACATTTTTTTTTTTAAAATAAAAGTTGTTATATAAAAAAGAGTACTTGTTAGAATTTTTATTTTTTAATTTTTCTAAAAATGAATCATTGCTAAAAATATTTATTTCATCATAACAGAAAAAATTTGTCTTTATAAAATACATTATATCATCAATTTTATTCAATTTAAATTCATCAATAACATTATTAATTTCATTCAAATTAATTACCAATTGATTAAAATAAATTAAAAAATATAAAATAAATACTAATGTTAAATCTCTTAAAGTATTCATATCATTATTATTTTTTACATTAAGACTTAAACTATCAATAGTAATATTAGATATAAATGTGAAATAAAAATAAATTCTATACAAAGGTGAATTAATTATAAATATAAATTTTTCAAAATTAGTTTCGTTTAGAAAATTAGTTTCATATAAATTTTCATTACATTTATCACATTTATCAAATATAAAATTTGCGAATGAACTATTAAACATATTTTTATCAGTATAAAAAAATAATTCATTCATAATTGTTTTATTTATGTTAAATATATTAAAATTGTAATCTGGATATATTAATGGATAATTAATATTCTTTATTTCTTCTAAATATTCATTTACATATGATGTATTTATTTGGTTCATTAATTCATTTGTATGATTATAATAGTTGGCTGCAATATATTTTATTTGAGATTCACTAACATATTTGTATACTTCAGAAGTAAAGTTATAATTTATTATATTAGTTTTAATATCAGTTAATAATTGTTCCATTAAAATAATTAAATTTTTTTCAATATCTAATAAATATTCATTTAATTCACGATTAAAGTATAAATTGTTATTTACAATATCTTCATTATCACATATATTTTTTTTATCATCAATTAATACATAAATAGAAGATGGAAAAGGTAATATTACTTGTGATAAACTTGAGTTTATAAACAATTTTGATAAACTACCATTTGAATTATAATTATTTGAAATATAATTAATTTGTTCATTAATAAATTTTATTGATTGTGTAATTAAAGTTAATACACAATTATTTATTATAGATTGAATAAAAAACGTTTTTTTATTATTTGTCTCAAATAGATAATAAAAAAATGAATATTTATTTGAGAAACGTTCTTCATTAATTGTATTTATAAAATTATTGGTAATTAATTCAAACATATTATTATTATTTATATAATTTAAAGATGACTGATATTCAGTTTCCCCATATTGTATTGTTAATTGACTTAAAATATTAAAAAATGACAATAAAATAGTTTGATATGAATTATCATTTGAAACATTATTATAAACATTATTTTGTGATATCAATAAAAAATAATTAATATAATAATTTATAATAATATTAGTATATTTTGATATTAGATTATTTGTAAAAGGTTTTACATAAGTTTTTAATTGAAGTCTTTCATTAACATTTTTTGCATAAAGTATCACATAAAAAATTTTTTTTGAAACAATTAAAACATCAGGATTCATAATATATTGAATTAATTTGTTATTTAATATATAGATATTTTGTAAATAATATGTTAAAATATTTATTAAATTTATTAGTTTACTACTATGATTTACAATCTGTAAATAATTTTGAATAGATGTATCTTTATCATAACATATTAATGTTATATATATTTTAATTAATAAATTTAAAGATAATTTTACATAATTTAAATTAAATACATCAAGTGATAAATTACTATTTAATATCAATAAATCATTATAATATTCATTAGTTAAATTGCCAAAAAAACTTATATCTTTCATTACCGTTAATATTGAATACGATTGTGAATTGTCATTGAGGATACTCAAATATATAGTTGTATTTTCATTTTTATTCAAAATTAATAAATTTATTTTATCATAATTTTTTTCCACAAATGATTTTTTTATTAATTCATTTTTATTATCAATCAGTTCAAAATTAAATATTTGAGAATTTATATAAAATAATTCAAACAAAAAATTATATAATTGATTTGTAAATTTTACTGATATATATACATAATTTATATCTATCTTTATTTGAATAACTGAATCTATAAAATCATTTGAAAATAGAAGTTTTAATAATATTTCATAATATTTGTTATCAAAATATTTAATTCTTGTAGAAATTTTTTTACCTTTAAAATCTATTTGTACATATGATAAATCTTTATATATAATATTATTAATCAAATATTGAAATAATGTATCATTTATTATATTTTCAGTTTTGTAAATAATTGTGTTAAAACTATAAAATAGTAAATTTAAATTTATATTATAAAAAACCCCATTATCATCTTTTTCTAATGATATACTATCTTGTGATTTTATATAATTAATTAATTCATTCTGGTTAAATAAATTTGAAGAAACAATTGATAAAGAAGTATTAATTTTATTAATACCCATTAAGTAATTTATTTTTATAATTGATATTGTTTGGATATCATTAATTTTATAATTATTGGTTTTAATGTAATAACTATCATAAACATTTAATAAATTTATATTAAGAGTAGAACATAATTCTTCATTAAATTTAAATAATTCAAAATAATGTTCATCTACAGTTAAATTCAAATATGATTTACTAAATAAATCTCCATTTTTAGGAATATCAAATGTAACAGAATTGTTTGTTAAGCTAGGCAAATTTGTTAATTGAATATTATTACCATTAATTTCCATATTATTTATAAAAAAATTAGTATGTCTTCTATAATATATTTTAAAAAAACTTATATTTGGATTATAATTAAAAATATTTATTTCACTTCCAACAGCAATTAACTGTATATAACCAGTACCCATATCTTTTAATTTAATTAATATAATTAATTAATATTTTTTTAAACATTAAAATTTAATTATCAAATATTAGATATAGAATAATTATCTAATAAAAATTAATTATAAGTGTACGCAGTTGCTCCAATACCTCCAATAATTCTTAAAACATTAAAATTTCTTGTTTGAAATGTCAATTTATATTCTTCTTTATTTATTGGATTTGTTCCTAAAAAACTTGTTATAAAATTATCTTCAACTTTATCATTAATTTTTAATTTTAAACCAATGTATGAAATTCTACTCATATTACAAGAACCAGTTGGTTGAAACTCTGTTGGTCTTAAACAAAATGAATATACATTTAATCCTAATTGTGGAGTAGAGTTATAATAAATATATGGTTGTAAAAAATTAAAATAATTATCAGTTTCACTGAATAATTGTGTTCCATTTAAATAAAAATTTGATGCTAATATTATTGTATTTAATTTTATTAATGATGATGGAAAAATAAATTGATTTAAAGTATATTCAACTAATATACTAATTTGTTCTAAATATTTTAAATTATTATACACCGAATACAACCCTTGATTAAATACAAATGGATTATATAAAATTTTTGGATTATATAAAATATTAGTATAATTAATTAAATCTAATTTATTTGTATCTAAACCAGTGAAGTCTGATAGTGATTTTATTGGATATAAATAATTAAAAACATTACGATTTTTGCTAAATAAATCTGTTGGACTTGGTACTTTTTGAATAAACCAAAACATATCTTTACAACAATGAAAAATATCCAATTGAATTGTATTATTATTTTGTGATATTTTACTAAATTCTATTTGTTGAACTTGTTCAATTAAATATTCATGAGCAGAACGGGCAAATTTATTTCTTTCAATTGAATCCAAATATAAATATTCAATATTTAAAGTTATTTCTAATTTACTTATAATTATTTCATCCAAATTATTTGTTATTAGGTTAAAAATTTCATTATTTATTTTAATATTGTTTAATCCGGTGTTAATTCTAATACATTCAATAAGTCTTTTTGTATTTAATTTTAATTGTATTGAATTATATTGAAGTGATATTAATGGAAATGATAATCCATAATTTAATATATTCCAAAATGGTATTGGTAAATATAAAATATTTTCATCAATAGATGTTGAAAAAATATTTGGATCAGAATTATTACCAATCAACTGATTATATATTTTTTGATTTTTATAATACAATTCTGAATAATTATTTATATATGTATCAGACAAAGAGTATATTTTATTACTTCCAATATATAAATCAATATAATTAATTAAATATATGGCAATTTTATTCACCCAACAAAATTTAATATTTAAAATATTATCAGTATCATTTTTGATTTTATCATAAATATTTAAATTCAATTGTTCTAAGATTTCTATATTTTTATAAATTGTATATTTAAATCCCTCATAAGAAACTTCATCAATTGTTAAATTTTCATATATATAAATTAAGTCATCCCCAACAATTTTAAATAATGATGAATTTGTATATAATTGAATATTATAATTATTGGAAAAATTAATTAATTGATTATAAAAAAAATTTATAGAATTAAAAAATTGTATATATTCATCAATATTTATATATGATAAAATATATTTTTTTAAATCAATTATGTAAGATAAATTATTTAAAAGATTATCATATCTTGTGAAAAATATGTTGATGATATTTTTTAGTCTATTTAAAAAATCTATAAAAAAATTATAATATGATAAATCTTCAATAATTGTTGAATTATTTTTATTTAGATTTGTGTTTTCAAAACTAAATAATTCTTTTTCAGATATTAAATTATTAATGTATGTTAAATCAATTTTAGGTAGTTTTATTTTAAGTATTAATTTTGAAAATAAATCTCCATTGTTTTTTGGAATATTTATATATGATGTTGTATTGAAATTAGGTGAATTATTAAATGATAATTCAATTATTTTTTTTCCAAAATTTGTATATCTTCTATATACAGTATGAAAAAATGTTATTTGGGGATTTCCCGTTAATGATAAATCTTGTATTCCGTATGTTATAACCTGTAATAATCCTCCTCCCATAATTAATTATGAATTGTTAATTATTATTATTATTATTATAATTAAATCTTTATAATTTTTTATTTTAATGTGTTTAATTATAAAGATTTAATTATTATTATTTATTATAAGCAAATAATGAATTTAAATACGACTGAACAAATAAAAAATATTAATGATTATGATAATTTATGTTTAGGTATTGATTTTGGAACTACCAATTCTTGTCTTTCAATATGGTATAAAAATAAGTCAATTATTATAACTGACATTGATGGTAGTGAAATAATTCCAACTGTTATTGAAATTAATTCAGATAAAAAAATTATTGGTAAACAAGCTTATATTAGAAAAGAAATATTTGAAAATTCATCTAATTTTGAAAATAAAAAAAATATTTTTTTAATTTATGAAATAAAAAAATTATTGGGTAAAAAATTTTCAGAATTAAATAAATCACAAATTGATATACTAGCATATGATATTCAACCAGATCAAGATGATAATATATTAATTATTGATAATGAAACTTCTAAATCATATTATCCTGAAGAAATTGCAGCACATTTATTTATGAGTTTTAAATTAAAAGCGGAACTATTTTTATCAAAAAAATTTAATACACAAATAACAATTGGAAAATCAGTTATTTCTGTACCTGCTTATTTTAATAAAAATCAAAGACAAATTATTAAAAGTTCTGCTGAATATGCAGGATTTGATGTATTAAGATTAATTAATGAACCAACTGCAGCTGCAATTTGTTATGGGATAGGTAAAACAGATAAAACCAATGGAATAAATATTATTGTTTTTGATTTTGGTGGTGGGACTTTAGATGTTAGTTTATTAAATATTGCTGATGATGTTTATGAAGTTTTAGGTTCATGTGGTAATAATAATTTAGGAGGTAGTGATTTTGATACAAAAATTATGGAATATGTTTTGGGTGAATTTATTAAATCAAATCCAACTATAAATCATGAACAAATTTTGTCAGATATTTCTGAAAATTCACTACAAAAACTTAAATTTTTATGTGAACAAGCAAAAATAATTCTTTCTGAACATACCAATACAAAAATTAAAATAATTGATTTTTATAAAGGAATTGATTTAGTTGTTGGATTTAGTAGAGAAAAATTTAATGAAATATGTCAAGATTTAATTCGTATTATTGTAAAACCAATTTCGGATGTACTTGAATTATGTGAAAAAGATAAATCAGAAATTGATGAAATCATAATGGTTGGTGGTATGACAAGAATACCCATTATTAGATATAATGTTGAAAGATTTTTTAATAAAGATGTAAATTGTTCTATCAATCCTGATAATGTTGTGTCAATTGGAACTGCTATTCAAGGATACATGTTATTAAATTCACAATCTATTCAAGATAGGTTATTATTGATTGATAGAACATCATTATCTATCGGATTAGAAACTACAGGTGGTATTATGGATACACTAATTCCCAGAGGTTCAATTATTCCTATTAAAAAAACAAAAAAATATTCTACTGATACTGATTACATTGATTCCATCAATATTAAAATATATGAGGGAGAAAGAAAATTTACTAAAGATAATTTTTTAATTGGTAATTTTATTTTATCTGGTATTGAAAAACAAAAAAAAGGTATTCCTTCTATTAGGATAACTTTTTCTATTGATTCTGATGGTATTATTAAAATTTATGCTGAAGATTTGGATAATCCTTTAAATAAAAAATCAATACAAGTATCTGGTAATAAACAAAATTTAACTCAGGAACAAATTGAACAAGTTATTGCTAATGCTAAAGAAATGGATCAAATTGATAAAATTGATAAAATTAAAAAAGAATCTTATGATTCTATACTTGATAATTCTAATAAAATACTTGAAAATCTTTTCGGTGATATTATTAAAATTCCAATAGAAATTAAACAAACAATTATTTCGAATGTGAATGAAATTATTGATTGGTTAAAAATACATGATTATAAAGATATTGAGATTGAAAAATACAAAGAAATTTTACATGATTATAAAATTAATTATTCAATTTATATTATTCAACAATCAATGCCATCAATTGAATTAGATGCTTCTAATCTTGAAGAAGAAAAAGATAAAGGAATTGAAATTTATGATGATGATACAAACGCTAAAATATATGAAGAACAAATTAATTATTTTAGAAAAATTGTTGACGATTATGATAAAATCAATAAACAAATTAAAATTATTAAATTTATGAATAAACCTAAAACTTCAAAAAGTAATGAACAACAAATGGATATAATTAAATTATCAGAATTAGAAAAAACATTTGAAGAAGTATTTAATTTTGCATCTGATAATTTACTAAATTTTTTTATTGATAAAAATTTATCACCCGAATTTGTTGATTTTATTGTTTCAAAATTATATCAAATGGATATTGATTTCAAACAAAAATTTAATTTATTTGATGAAGAATTTAATTTAGTTTCAAAATTAATTAATAAACTTGAAGAAAAAGAAAATTATTATTTGGAATTACTTGAAATTATGAATATTGATAATCATAAATTATCTAATGATATAAATGATTATCTTATAAATAATGACAATCATATTTTAACTACCAATATTGTTATTAGTAATGATGTAATTGAAAATGATCTTAATAATATATTAAATAACAATGATATTGAAAATAAAAATGAAAATAAAAATGAAAATAAAAATGAAAATAATAAAGAGAAGAAGATAAATTTACAATTAATAAATGATAAATTAAATATAATTTTAGAATATCAAAGTATTATTTACAAAATGAATTCTGGATATATTGAATCTGATATTGATAAAATTTCTAATATGTTAAATATTATTGAAAAATTATAATAGATTTTTCATAAAATTATATTTTTAAATTATTTTTTAAATATAAATGATATTCATTCAAATGTTTTATATATACACAATTATTTAATCCTACAATATTTTTACTAATTCCTAAAATTAAACAATCCAATAAAGATATTTTTAGATATCTTACCATAAATCCTATAATAATAATAAATCCAAGCAAATTATTATTTGATACTACTAATAATTTTTCATTACCTGATGCCAAAAAATTTAATATAATATTATTATAATAATCAAAATTTATATTTGGAGGGTTAGATATTATTGTTAATTTATTTGTATTTATAAAATTATTATCATCAATTATTATTGGTTCAATATCTAATTCTACTATAAGTATTTGATTAATATTATTTTCATCAACAAATGTTTTATTTATGTTTATTGTGTCTGATAAAATTATATTATCTAATATTGTTATTACACCCATTATAATATAATAACATTTTATAAAATAATTTTATTTAATATTTTTATTTTTTACATACATCAATTTACATATTTTATGGTATTCTAAAATTATATTTTCCATATATGATTTATATTTTAGAATTTTATTTTCATTCACATCATTTTTATTATAAATTTCCAAACATTTTTTATCTATCATATCATTCAGTTCTATCATTTATTTTTTTATATCCTCTATATCATTCAATATACTACAATTAATTTCCATAATGTATTTAAAATATATATTTATTATTAATTTTAATTAAAATTTAATTAAATTAAAATTTAATTATTTATATTGGAATTTCAAATATTTTTGAATTTTTAATAGCACTATTTGGATTAAATGACTGGTCTTTACTATTTGTTGTATAAGATTTTATATTACTTTGAATTGAATTCTCAATTGGAAGATTTTTTTTCACACCATTTGGTTCTGCTAATTTAAGCAAATTTTTAATATTATGTTTGTTGTTTTTTTCTATATGATTTTTTTTATATTTTTCAAAATCTGCAAATGCATCATTAATTTCAAAATAACCATTTTTTTCAGAATCATAAGAATTATCTGAAGAATTATTATTATCATTATTATTTTCATCATCATTATCATTATCATTGTCAGATTTATTAGTATTTATTTGTAATTCTTCTGTAAATAAATCCTTTATTTTTTTTATTTTTTTACCATCTTTATTTATATATCCTAAATTACTAATACTAGCATTACTTTTATAAATCGAATTGTCTGTTTCATAATCTGTTGATTTATTTATTTTTCGTCTATTTACTATATTATACTGTTTGGAACTTTTTGATTTTGTTGATTTTGTAGAATTTGTTGAATTTGTTGAATTTGTATCATCGGTTTCTTCTATTTCTTCTGTTTCAGTTAAAATCAATGTATTATTTTGTTTATTAATTTGTTCAAACTGTTCTAATTTATTATCAATAAAATTTATTTGTGAAAAAATATCTGACCTAAATATCATTAAATCATTTAATATTTTATTATTTTCATCAATATTCGTTTTAATTTTTAAAATATTTTTTAAAATAAGACTACTAAACCTATACACAATACTTGAACATACACGAGAAATTTTATTTGTATCATTATAGATTAGGTATTTTTCATAATTATTAAATAAATAAATAACCATTTGGAAATAAAACATTAATATTATTTCTTTATAATTGTAGGTATCTGAAATATCAAGATTATCAAAATTAATTAATGTATCATAAATAAAATTTTGTAATTTAATCATCATATCAAAATTAGAAGTGAAAACAGATTCAATAAAATTAAACTCAAAACTTTCTGTTTGC